AACTCTTTCAAGCGATTTTAAGCCTGTCCACGACATTATATTATTTTCGGTAGTCATAACACCCTCAAAGGGTATTGAGTAGGTGTAGATCCTACCTAATTGAGTTAGTCCGCCTGACTGTGAAGTCTTGCACGTTGCTAGAAAAGAAATCTGCTCTGATCTGCTTACAGAGGTTAAACAACCTACTGGCACATTGTTTATAAATAGCATCATGGTCCTGCTTTTACAGTTACTTTAGTTGTCGCTCCGTAATCTGGAGTTAACGTATAATCCAGAGCAATTTCGTCATCTACTATTCTACCTAAAACTGCTTTACAAATATTCTGCTGTAAGTCATAAGTTAGGCTTAAATTCATAAAATAACCCTCTATTAAATTAATTGACCACCTCTGCAAAGGATTAAAGTAGCCAAATATAGATCCCTCAAAGCGCACAAATGGTCCTGCGTATAACCTTTGTTTTTCCTCAACTGCTATGCGTAAAAATGGTTTGGTAGCTGCATAAGGTTCTGCTAAAATAGATTCGCTCAAATCTCTCCTTTCCCATAAATCGGTAAGCGTTGTTTCATCCGAAAGGTACATCGCACCAAGATATATTGGACTTGGACTGTCACCGTTAAATACGTCAATCGTGTCAGGCACAAAAGTAAATTTTCCGGTTTGAGTTGCTGTATGAATCTCGCCAATTTGTTCACCTAAATCAAGCAAAACATTTGCCGAAATCCGCGTGTAAACAATGTCCTCTAGAGTCCCGGTTGGTGCAAGAATCCGAAATGTTATATTTCCGCTCGTTGGAACTACCGCTGAAGTAATAATCGCTTGACCTGTCGTTCCAGGGTCAGAACGTAGTTGGAAGTAACTTAATCCCGGTAATGGCACAACCCACGTCAAGTCAGCTTGTAAATAATACGTATCTAAGCCATTGTCTAAGCTGATAACAAAGTTCATGTCAGTACCGTATATGTATGCTGGATTAATATAGTCAATCGTAAACCTTACATAATTCCGAACATCAACATCTAAAGTGACCGCAATCAAATTATCATTTTCATAATAATCAGTCAAAATCGGTGATGTATCACCTTGGTTATAAAAAATTACACCGCCTCCAGGATATAAACCCGCATACATTGTGCCAGTCTTTGTATATCCCGGAATAGTCACATCATCACAGGGTCCTATCGGATCGCCCGGGCAACCATCAAAAGCGCCTTCTAAATTAGGATTATCTAATTCTTCTTCTGGAAATTGCTTAACCCCATACTTATAAGACATTGACGCATTTTTATAAGGTCTGTCTATCATTTTCATCTGATCTGTATTGATATGAAAATAAGGAGCTGCAATTACGCCCTCACTTTCACCACCTAAAACTAAATCTAAATTCTCTGTTAATGTAGATTGGTCATAAACCCTGTAACCCTCTAAATATCTTCTAAAAGTCAAACTGCCATCTACGGCTAACTCTGTCGGTCTATAAATAAACCACTCGCCAGAACTTTGTACTAATACGGCAGTCCATAACTCTAAAACAGATCTAAGAACCTCCTCGCAATTCATAGGAGTAAACTGGTCATCCTTTAAAAACCGTTCACTATTTACATAGCATTGATCTAGCGGATCGTATGTATCGCCTTGCGTCATGCTATCTTCAAAGATATTAACACAAGTATTTAGATACAATGCAGGTGCTTCCAACCTCACCAAACACGCCTGAATGACCTCTATAAAAGTTTGTTTACCTAAATAGAAATTTCCATCATTCTGTACATAGGACAGATTTTTTAGCAACCCTATTCCATCAACCGCATTTACAGAAATAACATAAGGCGGAAATGTAAAAGACTCCTGACATCCATCTGGAATGATAAATCCTTGCCAGATTAAATCCTCAAACTCGCCTGGACTAACATAACAAACGCCATTTGCATTTGCATAGGCTTGCCCCTCTGCCGTAAATCCGCTATCAGCATCTGCTAGAGCCTGAGCTGCTGCCTGACTTGTCACGCTATTATAATTTTTAGTAAAGACCTCTAAGGATCCCTCACCAGATGCGCAAGATGTTTCAAACACCGCTGAACGGATAGCGGTATATTCTGTAGCTGAATGAGTACTTTGCAAAAAAACATTTATATCAGTTGTAGGTATAATAGTTGTATCCATTGCAAAAGGGAATATGACAGACCTTTTAGTTGGTATTCCTGTAATTTCTAAATTAACACCATTATTACCTGATGTCGATGTGTAACTAAATGATTTAATTAAAACAGTATCGCCACGATTAATATTAAATGATCCGGATGCACTATTAAACTGATTGACTATCTGAACACCATTTACCAATATCTCTAAGTTTGCATCAACTCCTGATATATCTTCTTCTAATTCCCAGTTAATAATTAATGTATTCGGAGTTTCTTTGCGATAAATTTGCACCATGAACTCACGCTCATTCTCGCTATACAAATCCTCTAGCTCAAAGTCCTCAGTTGCTATTAGATTTAACGTACACTCAGAACCGATAATAGGCTCTAGCTTATTACTTGATGTATTTTGATAGTTAATCTGTATAGGATTCTGCTGAGCCTGAATCTCTGTAGATGCACCTGCATAATCTAACTGCGAGATACTGCACAAATATTCATCTGACAACCCATCAACAATCCGAGTATCTCTGTCCGAATAAAACGTAAAATAATATTTTTGACTGTAACTCATGGTCCGAATCTCTGTAATTTAGCACCTGCTCTGTTTAACACTCCGATTAAGTTAGTACCTGAAATCTCAAATACAACACGACCACCACCAAAATCCTGAGCAGATCCTGCCGCACTTGTGCTGATTGTAGATGATGCTTGTGGTATAGGTGCCTGTTGTTTCTTTTTAAATAAAGATGCAATCCCTGCAACGGCTGCTACTCCTGCAAGTATTGGTAATAATGCGCCACCTGTGGCAGCCGTTCCAGTTGCTAATGCAGCAGTACCACCACTTGCAGCTGCCGTTCCTCCTGCTAGTGCAGCTTTACCGCCTCCAATTTTAAGCAAACTTCCAACTATACCAATTAAACCTTTGCTTTTAGAACCATCTTTTTTATCACCTCCTGATAATAAACTCATTACTCCTTTAGTAGCTTCACTTGCTAAAACAGATAGAAAAGTATTTTTAATTGCTTGACCTAATGTATCAAATGATAGTTTACCATTCATTAACAAATCATCAAAGAATGTTTTAAATGATGTGCTTAACTGTGGTAAAATATTATCTTTTATGTAAAGGTTTAGGTTTTGAAATGGAGTTAATAATGGTGCTTTTATTGCAGCGAATTTATCAACTATTGCCTTAGCTGCAACCTCAGACTGACTAACTGCCAACTCTAAGGCTTCTGGGTCAATAATATTTAATTTTGCTTTTGCCTCTTTAGCTGCCAAGGCTGCGTTAGCTTCAAAGTTCATTAATGAACTCATCATTTCTTGGTTAAATTTACCAGCTTCAGCTTTTAATTTATCTGCCTTATCTTTTGCCTGTTTTACAGTATTATCTTCTTTTGCTTTAGGTGCTTTACCAAAACTTGCAGTTGCTGGTTTACTTAATTCTGCTTGAAATTGTTTTCTGCCATCTTGTAATGCTCTAATACCATCCTGATAAATAGATTGAAATGCTGCTGCAACTTGCTTATCGCCTCCGCCCTTTGATTGTAGTAATTTATCGCCTTCAGCTTTTAAACGTGCTATTGCAGTACCAAAATCATTAGCACTTTTTGCGCCTGATAATGTTGCAGAAACTATATTATTAACTCCTTTTTCAACTGATTGAATAGCGTCTACTTTTATATCCTTTGTGGACATAAATGCTCCCAATGCAGGGATGCCTGTAATTTTACCAACCGATTTTACTAAACCATCTATTAATGTCCCTTCAATTTTGAATTTAGATGCAATATTTAATTCCTTGTTAAATTCTGTTATTGAAGTAACTGCCTCACTTATTATGCTCATTACTGAACTAAATACTCCAGCAGTATTGCTACCAATTGAAACTAGCATCTGATCCCAACTATCACCTAAGTTTGAAATTTTCCCTGTTAAGGTTTCAGATATAACTGCCATAGATCCTGATACACCTTCAGCATCACCTAAAGATGTAACGTATTTTCTTATAGCCTCAGATGATTTATCTACTGTGGTTTGAACGCCTTTAAAGGTAAATATCACCTTATCCCCAGCATCTTGGGCCCTTACACCAAACTCTTTTAACCTTTCAAATTCGCCTGTTTGCGCATCTAATATTGCCTCAGCTAATTGATCAAATGATTTACCGGTACTAGATGCTAAATCTCCTAGTTTTCGCATCTCATCACCAGTAGGCTTAAATCCTTGGTTCGCTAACTTTACAAATGATGCAGTTAATTCTTGAACGCTAAATGGAGTTTTAGCAGCAAAATCTTCTATTTCTTTTAGTTTTAATTTTGCTAAAGCATTAGATCCTAAAGTATTGCCTAAAACCGCACCAAACTTTTCAAACTCAGCCGTTACTGCTAAAACCTCTTTGCCAAAACTAATAAAAGCACCTACACTAAATGCTCCTGCAAAAGCAAGACCTGCGGTTTTAAATGCACTACTAGCAGTTGATGAAAAACTTTTTAAATCTGTTTCAGCACCATTAGTAAAGCCTTTTAATTTTTTTTGCGCACCCTTTAAATCTTTATCTAATTGCCCTAAAGGTGCGCCAATAGGTATCTCAATTCCTTGCATCTTCTAAGTATTTAAGCATCGCCTTATTCATTTGTTCTTTAATTATATCCATGTCTGCTATCTCATCATTTTCATAGATAAAAGCCATGAACTTTTTAAAGCTTGGCATTCCTTTATTAACATGTACTCTCATGCCATTCCATGTTGCCCATCCTATGCGCTCCCAGTCCTTTTTTTCTTTATTAAAAAAGCCTTGACATTTAAGAATATATTGATTCCATGTCAAGGCGTAAAAGTCATCAGGCATCAAACCGAGTTCTCCAAAAGCAAAAGTCAACACATCTTTATTCCAATTTAACTTTCCTGTTTGCTTTTTTTTTGCTCGGTTACCTCTGTGTTTAAACCTAACACTCTAAATACTTCTTTAGAAACTGTCAGGATAAACTCACCCCCTGAGCCTCCAGAGTTATCAATCCAATCGTGAACATCAAACTCTGTGAAGTCTACGATCTCGCCTTTCTTTAGTATAGGGTAAGCCGATGCATGATAAATAAACACTCTTAAAAACGGCAGTAATTGCTTACCTAACAAATCTGATAAATCAGTTACCGATGCATCAAAGTGAGTAAGCGTCTGCTCCAAAGCGTAATTGCCAAAGAACATCTGCCTATCTACCTCACCTATTTTGTACGTTAAATGTCCCTGCATTTAGTAACCAGGATATGGATCAGTTGTGGTAATATCGCCATCGCCTAACAGAGTGCCAGTAAAGGTAATAAAATCACCCTCTGCGCCTGTAATCTCTAAAGCACTAAAGTAAGCATAGCCATACTGCGCACTAAAGTTAGGTTCTTCTGTGCCATCTGTTTTAAGTAACGCCACTTGAAACTCGGTTAAAGTCTTTGCTCTTGCAATAATTGATATACGATCCCATGATGCTTTAGCGTTATCACCACCAGCACCTGACGTATCTGTAAAAACACCCTCAAAAGGTATCTCAAAAGAATAGGTTGTCGGTTTGCGTCTGGTCACTCCAGGATCGCATTTGGTTACTGTTTCTGCGAAATCCCAGCTTTCGGAAATTCCGTTTGATGTTAAACACGCTACAGGTTTCCAAGCGCCGCCTGTCCTGATATATAGCATGAATAAACTGCCTGAATAAAATTGCTCGTCTGCCATTTTTAGTTTCTATTTAATTTGTGTTGAAAAGTTAATATGTATTGAAATATGTTTTCTGTTTCTGTTTCTAGTATCACTTCATTTGTTAATAGTTGTAAGGTTTCAACATTTATAAAGTTACTTAAAGTTAAGTTAGTAACCTGTATTCTGTTTTGTATCTCTTCACTAATTACCATTGCAAAACTTAAATCGCCATTACCATTTGGATATTTAGTGACTATCTGCACGTTTATTGTGCAAAGATACCAATATCCGCACTTTGTCTGCTCTTGCAATCTAGTTTGGCTTGATAAAATTACATATTTAGCCGGTACATTCTTTAAAGGTGCTGATTTACTGTATACTGGAATAGTAACGCTACCGACTATTAAATTGGCTAGAGCGCTCTTATATGCATTCAGTATTGATAAATTAGCATCTTTCATTTCTCAAATGTAATTATTTTTTTGCATTATATTTTCGTGTCTGAACTTCCAATACTTTTCTTAAAGTTTTAGGATATTGTTGGATGCCCTCTAAATAGCTAGGTATTAAAAATGGTTGCGGTTTTAATCCTTTTCTTAATATTGATACTGCTATAATGTAAGCTAATTTGGGATCTATACCATGAGTCTGGCACCAACCTCTAATAGCATCTAAAAAACTATCAAAATTACCACTTTTTTTACCTTTAAATTCAGATGCCATTTTCTCAAATCCTTTTGGTATTGATACCCTTGCACCTGTCCCAAACTCAACGAATGCAGCATAAGGAGTATTAGCAAATACAAAGGAAACATTATAACCTACTCTGGCAGTTGTTTTTCCTATTGACTGTCTTAACTGTCCCTGATCTACTGGAGCTCTTAATTTAGCTTGATTAGCAATATCTTCAGCAGTTGAATTAGTTACCGAAACCGCTAACCTATTAGCATCATGGCCAAACGAATCAATCTGAGATAAAAGTTTAGAGATGTTTATTTTAGACGCCATTATTATCATCCGTTACAGATGCCAGTATCTCATAAAAACGAAACGTGTCATCTACATTCCTAATTGAATGAATAGTAAAAAAATTTAACTCATACAGAATCCGCATGTCCTTTGTTGGTGCAAAGTCTTTTCTATAACGAATTGTAAACCT